GTTAGAGTCTTTGAGCTGGATGCCCATCTGTTTTAGTGCGGCTTTTGCCTCACCCGTGCCTTTTGCCGCCTCTGCCGCTCGTCTGGTAAAGCGTTGCAATGCCATATCTAAAGTATTTGTTGATACTCCTGACAGTTTAGCCGCAAACCTAAACTCTTGAAGCGCATCTGTAGTAATGCCTAATTTATCAGCAGTTTTACCGATAGCGTCAGCTGATTCTATAGCGTTCTTAACCATTCCGCCTAAACCTGCCGCACCTACTGCACCAACTATCCCAGCTTTGAGAGAGAACATTCCTCTGCGCATAGCAGTTAAAGACCTGTTGACTGTGCCAAACGCTCGTCTGGTGCGGTCTCTTGCAGTTATGTTTATCCTTACATTATTGCTTGCCATCGCTCTCTCGCTTTATTTGAAAATAAGCTTTCCACCCCACAAACTCGACCCAATCCATCTGCTTTATCTCTTTTACAGTCTTATGCAAAATCTCCGCCAATGCGTACTGATCTTGCAGAATTGGATCGCTTGCTAGTTTTTTGCTATATCGTCCTCATCTGGGTCACCTTGATTAATATCAATCAAAATGTCACTCAACACCGTTGGGTCTGTATGCTTCAAGAGATCAATCTTGTCTGCTTTAGTGAAAATTGGTTTTCCATCTTCGTCAATCAGTCTATAAATAATAGTCATTGCCATTGCAATCGCTGATTTTCCGTTGTTGGACAACTCCAATATCTCGCCTGTGCGTTCAAGATTCATAGATGGGCGAACATAAACCACCAAAGGCTTTCCATTCTCTCCCCACTCTGCAATATTTAGCTTGCGTGGAGTTGCGCTCATCTTCTCTTTATATTGCTGTTTTGCTCTATCCAAAACATTCATATTAAGCTACCGTACTGCGATCTAAGAAACCTTTGTATGAAAATGAAGCAGTTACAATATCTGTAGTGCTTCCTGACATACTCAAACTCTCGATCTTCACAGTCCCAGAATAGTAAGTGTCGCCACTATCTGCCCCTTCTGGATAGATGTTTAGTGTGATGGCTGTATCGTTTGCCATCGCATCTTCTAATGCAAGCTGTCCATTAGTGTCCGTCTCATCCCAATAGCAATCAAGAGAGCCAGAGCCATCTTGCAAGCCTGTTTTATAACTTTTTTCCGTATCCCCAAGAGCTGTAACTTCTGTCGTGTCAGCAGATTGGTCATAGCTCCACGATGTTACGCTCACTAATGAGTTACTGCCAATTTTAACTAATCCTTCCGATCCGTGATGTACTGCCATTTTATATCTCCGTTATGTACTTCCTGTTGTGTAAAAATATTCTGCGGTTAAAGTTATTTCAACCCCACCGATAGGATGAATAACACCCTTATCAGTATCGACGGCTGAAACATAAGAATTTAAGGCATTGCCGCCCCTAGTTCTATCTAGCTCTAACTCTTCCTCTATATCTTCTATGAGCTGATTACGATTTGTGTCAATAGTTGAGCCTGTCACGAAGCCTGTTATTAAGTAAGTTATTGCTCCTGAACGCTGATTGATTGCCGCATCTTCTCGCTCTTCACTTGCTGTCTCTATCCATACCGCTGGATATTGCGCCTGTGATAGCTCTTCAATGTCGAACGGCTCTCTAGTTACTAGCTCTATACTGCTCACGCCATCTAGAACTGATACTATATTAGCCGCTATGCTTTCTCTAACGCTCATTTAATAAATACCTACCAAATAATCTTACTGCTCTTGCTTCTTCCTTGCGGTTTACCTTAAAGAATGGGCGGCTGGCGTGGTTCTGTTGTGCTTTTTCTTCTTCACTCGCTCTAAAGAATAAAATAGCTTTACCCCTGCCATTATGTTTCCACCTCATCCCTGCTAACATTCTGCCTGAATATGTAAGATCAACTTTTGCACCTCTACCTGTATCTCTTCTGAATTTCGCATACTCTGCCGAATATGATTTGAACTTTCCAAATACTCCGCTTCCTGATATTGTTCTCTGCTTAATTGTATCTTTTACAAATTCAGCAGTTCTACCTATCGCTCGCCTTGTATCTCTACTTCCAACCGTTCGTGATTGTAACCATCGTCTAACTTGCACAACATTAGAGGTTACATTCAATCTCATCGTATCAATCTATTCTGCTTGTGTATGGTTTCAGAGCTACTAATAGAGCTATCGCCATCAATATCGTATTGCACCCCATCCTCTATTACATTCACTATCTCTTTTTCATATTCCGTTTGATAGTATTTCATCTGCTTCTCGAACTTATCTTCACCCCACTTTGTAAGCTGTGGAAATACATAAAATCCTAATGTGCAATAAACGCTTGCACGAAGTAGTTGTGCTGACTGCAATTTAGATGAAGTAAAATCACCAGATAAGCCTGTAGTCCTATACCAATCAACTTTAAGTTTCCGATTAATATCGCTTTCAGCTTTATCGTGTTCTGCTGTAAACGATGTAATGCCGAAACTTAAAATGTCAGGGATATACGCCTCCAAGTCTGTATCTGATGAATACGCCATTACTTATAGACCAGCATCAAAGTACATCTCTACGCCTGCGCCATCTTGAAGTTCTCCAACACCATAAGCGGCAGTTGCGTTTAGCTCCCAGCCTCGCAATGAAGCATCACGCTGTGGCTCAACTTTCACATCCCACTTAACTGCTAGACCTAGAGCTTCTGGTACAAAGATAGCACCCTTAGCATCACCAGAACCATCAATTGTAATATTAGCTGATTCAAATACATTAACGCCAGCAATCTGTCCGATATAGCCAGAAGTCATAGCTTCGTTTTGCAATGCGCCTGCATTAGGGTTAACGAATGTATTGGTCAAGTTAGCTTTAAGTGCATACGCTTGGTAAGGGTGAATAACTGCAACAGGAGTTCCGCCAAACTTGTTAGCTCTCAATGTAGCCGCTGCCTGTGCAATATGTGCCGCTGTAAGCTCTGTGGTAGTTGCTCCTAATGAAGTTGAGAAACCATCGAACAATCCGATAATGTCCTCATCCATCTTGCGAGCCACTGCATCACCAAGAATGCGACCAAGATCGCCAGCAACATCACGACTAGAAGAACCAGCCATAAGATCAGTAAGTGCCGCCTGAACGCCAACTTCTGATACTGTGATAGTTTTAACGCTAGAAGTAACCTCTGTTGCTGACATATCAGTTCCCTCTGTTAATCCAGAGGCTGATGGGTTGCTGTAAACAGGAACTTGTAGCGTTGTAGATGGGTCGTTGCTCATATCATAAACTGTTACGAGGTTACGAACTAATGAACGCTCTTGTGCTGTAAAGATTGCCTCTTTTACAATATTTGCAAATAGGTCATTAAGTGAAGTTGTAGTTGTTTCGTTTGCCATTATATATATCTCCTAAAATTAAAATTACCCAATATGGGCATTATTAACCGAACCTCTGCCAACAGATTGACGATAAGAACGGTATTCTTCGTTTGTCATATCAGCCACACTTTTAGAACCGTGTGTAAGGTTGCCTGCCCCACCCTCTGCACCGCTACCTGATTGGGTAGCCTTTACAAAATGAGGGTTCGCAGTTAGGAACTCTTGTACCATCTCTGATACTTTATATTTGTCACCACCACTACTGTAACGAACATTACTTTCACTGTCAAGCACTTCAGCTAAATTATTTTCATCCAATCTAACTTTAGTTTTTAGTAATGATACAACTTGATCTGGTGCTATAGCGTTGCTTCTTGCCGCCTCACTCAAAATAGAGCCGTCAATCTGCGTAGTTGATATTTGAGTTTTTAGTCTCGTTATCTCTGCATCTTTCTGTTCGGCTTGATCTTTTATTATCTTGTCAAATTCTCCTCGCTTCTTTTGCGCTTCAATCTCTGCTTGCTCTTTATCGTTCTGCCATTCGTTATATGCTTCCATATCTACGCCAGCATATTTCTTATCGTACTTTTTCCGCTCTCTCGTTAGCCGCTCTGATACTGCTTTATCAATCTGCGCCTGCGTGTATGTCTTCTCTTCCTGTTTTTCAGTCTCTGTTGACTCCTGATTTTCGTCAGTCATTATCTATCTCCGAATCATTAAACCACTCTGGATCAACTGGTTGCCAATGATGCCTACAGTTATATCCGCCTCTTACAATAAATGGATCGCCTGTTGCTTTACCACCCCAGCTATTATTGCTCCATTCATTAATAATCTCTTCCTCGCTCATAATTCTATTCAAATGACTAACGCACCACTCTCTGCTATCTCTAACGCTAGTGCCTGTGTATCTGTAGTGATTTAATCCCACTTCATCTGCTTTAAGCTTATTATATGCTGAATCAAACTGCATCAAGCCATCGTGAGCCATCTGCCCTGCGTATCGCCTCATATTGCGACCGATTACATCCTTAGCGTGAACCTTGTGTAACTCCTCTATTGCTCTCGCAACTCTCTCTTCTTGCTCTGGATTGTCTCTGTTCTCTGCTATAAACTCTAGCAAACTGTCTGCATCATCGCTAAAGCCTTGTCTATATACGCCATTTATCTCACGCCTAATGCTATCAGTCATATCTACAATGCTTCTGTTAGTTATGCTTGCATCAAATATTTCTTTATTTAATCTACTAAGCGTTGTATTAGCTATATCTTCAAAGCCTTGATAAGATTGTAATTTTAACGCCTTGATTGTGGTCTTGTCTGCATCATCAAATAAAGGATTATAGCCTAACTTCTCCAGCATTGATCTGGTGACTACAGTCATCACTCCATATCCATCTACTATCTTTTTCATCTCGCCCATAAATCCAGCGTTCATTATGTTTTTGAGTGCTGGCTTTATCTTGATGGCTGCCATCTGGTCATAGAGCTTGCCTGATCTGGTCGGTAACTTATTTACTGCGTTAGCTAAGTCACCCTCTACAGCGAGTAGAGCGTCCTCTAGCAATCTATCGCTATGAAGCTCTACGCTATCAAGGTTCTTTTCTCTATTGCGCTCCAGAGCCTTTACAGTAGCTTTACTCGGCTTCAAATGATACCCCAGCATCTATCTCTTCAAATACCTGGCGTTGCTCTTGCTCCTCAACTACCATTTGTGCAATTTGCTTATCAATGATCTTGCTAAGCGATTCTGAATTGATCCCACTTGCCTTGACTTGCTGTAGATGTAATAGGTCGGCTGAATTGTCCCGTATATCGAAGCTATCAGGATATTTAATGATTGCTTTATCGTTATATCCCTGCATCTTGTAAAAGAGTCTCCATATCTGCTCCTCTAGGTTTTCTAGTGCGCTTGCTTTCTCGGATAGCTTAGTATTTAACAGTTGAAACTCTGTTTGCAGTGCAACACCACTCTTCGCTTGTTTCTCCGTGGCTCTTACTGATCCCATATGAGTTATGCGATTGATAGCTTCTACCTTTTCGGATATTGACTGCATTACGCCTGATAAGCTTGCCGCATTTGGTTGTAACAAGTAAGGTTTTAACCCTCCATCACTATCATCATCAATATCAATTACTCCACCAGCTCCTGCACTTGCATCTGCACTCGCTGTCTTAACTAATGTCGGATGGTTGGATATTCTAATTAACTGCTCGATCTCACTCAACTCTGAATAGATGGCTTTCTGGTAATCCGCAACATCTGTAATGTCTGAAATACCCACTCCACGCTGTAACCCTCTGTTTGAATAAAGCGGCACAAGTGGAATCTCTTTTAGATTGTTACTTATTGATGACGATAGTTTAGCCTCTTTTCCGTCAATCTTGTATACATTAATCTCCTCTCTAGTCCACACTCTAACAGTCTCGGCATCTTCCATTACTTTCAAGTATGTGAGCATATATCTACCATTGACTGTTCTTTCAAAACGCCAATCTAAAATGTTGTTAGGCGTAATAACTGTCAGATATGGTCTAATCTCTAAATCCATCTCTTCAGCTCTAGTCTCAAC